TAGCGTTGATATCGACGAGTATCCGAATGAAGAAGTTTATTGTGGCCGGTATCTGCATTTCTCTGAAACCGGGGTGTTAACAATCCGTAATGGCTATTGCTGGGATGGACCATCCGGCCCTACGATTGACACGGATAATTTTATGCGGGGGTCCCTGGTTCATGATGGCTTGTATCAACTCATCAGGAATGAATGTTTGCCTGAAGAACCCTGGAGAGAAATTGCGGATGAAGTCTTGCAGCGAATCTGTCTTCAGGATGGCATGAGCCGTTTTCGTGCCTGGTACGTTTATAAGTCTGTTAGAGGCTTTGGAGGGGGTGCGGTGCATTGCCCCAAGGAAGTGCTATGCGCCCCATGACAAAAAGAAAAAACAGGAGAGAAATTTATGAATGATGTAACAGCAACTGAAGAACCTTCGGCTCCGGCTGAAACGGCTGCCCCTGAAGACAATCCTAAGGGGAATAGCCCTGAAGCAAATCAGGCTCCGGGACTGCTTGCAAATGCAGATAAAAAGGATGTGGAACCCGCTCCGACTGATAAGACGCCGGCTGCTCCTGATGAACCGGGAGAGATAGGTGAAAGGCCGGAATATATTGCCGAGCAATTTTGGGATGCGGAAAAAGGTATTGCTAAAGTCGAAACGCTTGCGAATTCGTATAATAATATTCGAAAAGAACTAAATAAATTAAATCAGGAAAAAGGGAATGGTGCTCCAGAAAATGTTGAAGATTATTTAAAGGATTACAAACCGCCTCATCGAGCCCGCCCTGCAGAAGGCCAGAAAGATGGTGATGAATTAGATCGATACGGAGAGCTTGATGTCAAGGATCCTGTTTTTATAGCAATTTCCAAATTTGCCAAAAACGGGAATATGAGCAAAGAACAATTTGAGAATGGAATGCAGGTTCTTCTGGAGGAGCTGCACCCAATGCTTCCAGAGGTCTTTAACCCGGAAAAAGAAAAAGCTATTCTGGGGGAAAGTGCGGAACATATGATTGACACCAATAGAGATTGGCTTGATACTCTGGCACGAAATGGTGTTGTCAACGAGGATGAGTTTAATCTTATGCTTGGGTTCGGTTCTACTGCGTTGGGCGTCCAACTTACAAACAAGCTTCGCTTGAATAGTGGAGAAAAACCGATACCTGTCAACCTTAATGGCGGGACGAATAAAGGTCGTAAAACTCCAGATGAGTGCCAGGCTATGATAGCTGACGATCGTTATCATGCAGATGGCCCGGTCGGCGATGCTTTTCGGGCTGAGGTAGATAAAGCGTTTGCTGAAACTTATGGGACTGGTCCTGCGTAAGAATGCTTTTTTGTGTCAAAATTTAGCCATTAGAATTGGAGGGGAAAATGGGGGATACAATAAGAATAACTTTTGCTGATAATGTTTTTACAGAAATTACAGGGTTAACTTTAGGTGTTACATATGATTTGCAGAATATACGAAGGAATGAAGTAATTCTTCAACAGGTTGTGGCTCAACCGGGTGTAGATGAAGAAGGAAAAATTTTACTACCTTTTAAATCGGCCACAATTATTAAAGAGACTGCAGCTGTGTGGATTCGTTCAAGGTCAGGCACTGGAATTGCGTATTACAATGCGCGAGCTTAAAATTTAATCAGGATAATAAGAGATATGTCTATTCAAATCGATGCAGGGGGTGGTGCAGGCGGAACAAGGGCTTTTCCTGTAGAAATTTTTACAGGAACCGCTAAAAATCTTGTTGTTGCCGATAATTTAAAATTCTTTGCTATGACTAATGTGGCGACTATTACTGTAACTATTCCTGAAAATTCTTCGGAGCCGTTTCCTATTGGTGCTACGATGGAGTTTTTAAGGGATGATTCGGGTGTTGTGATTTTTGTTGCTGCGGGTTCTGTTATTCTTGATTCCAGGGATGATTTGGTTACGATTAATTCAGAGCATTCGGAAGTTAGTCTTAAAAAGATTGCTATTGATAAATGGGTGTTGGCCGGAGATTTAGCATGACAGGTATTATTGCTTCGCAGGCTTTTGTGCCTAATAAAAATCCAGGATTACAAGCTTGGTATGATGGCAAAGACCGAGCCACTATCATAGAGTCTGGAGGGGGAGTTACTAATTGGGTGGATAAGAGCCGGAATGGAAATGACCTTACCCAAGGAACGGCGGGGTTTCGGCCTACTTATGTGCTAAATGCTTTTGATGGTCTTCCTGCTGTTAGGTTTGATGGAGTTAATGATTACTTAGCAAAGCTTGGTATATCCCCTGCTTTAGCTAGTAGTGATACATTAAGTGTTTTTGTGGTTCAAAAAAGAATAAGCCAGCCTGCGGATTTTGTAGGGTATATGTCACTGTGGGAAACCATTCAAAACGCAGATTTTAATAATAAACCTTCGGTTGCTTTTGATAATTTTACGGTGCTGAACCCTCAATTACAAACCGTTAGAGACCTTGGTGCGGGGGATAATCTTATTAATGACACCCCGCATCCCACCAATGGTATTCCTTTTGTTTTTTCTTCTATATTTGACGGGGCGGGCAATGATTCTTTTCTGAATGGTGGCGTTGCTGGTTTTACAAATCCTTCGTTATCAACAGGTAATTTTAATATACAGAATATTGTAATAGGTGCCAGATTCAATGCTGGTGCAGTAAGCTTTTTTTGGAATGGGGACCTTGCTGAAATTATTATCTACTCTGCGACATTATCTGATCTTCAACGTAGTGAGGTAGAAATTTATTTAATAAACAAGTGGCAGATAAACGTGTCTTTTCCGTTTGTATTCAGTTTGGATTTTTCATCTGATTTTAGTTGATAGGTATTCTTAAATTTATTAGTAAAGGTAAATAGTTATGGTAGACACTATAAGAACTAGAGCAGAACTTTTAACTATCTTTGCCGATAGCCAACCTGAAGGGTCTATTAACCCACAGGATGTACGGGATGAGGTGGTGACTACTGATGTTATTAGTCTTTCAACTGGCCTGATTGATGGTGGAATTGTTACGATAAATGCTGGAGATGATACTAAGATTGATATTACTGCTGGCACAGGGGTTTTTGTTGATGCCCATACTGATCCATTAAATCCGGTCAGACTACGGGTGTCTTGGTCAGCTTTTTTAGCAGTGGACTTGCCTTTTCTCACAAATCCTGTTCTTCCAGTAACTTTTCTTGCCCTTAATTTGTCTACAGGCATTGCGGTCATCGAGCAAAAATTTTCATTCTTTACCGCAGCAGAGCACCGGGATTTTGTTGTCTTGGCTATTGCGGTTCATACGTCTAATGTGTTCGTTGAAAGTATAAGTCCGTTTTATAATTTTGCGTTGGATGAAAGGCAGACTCTAACCGATCTAGCGACGGCTCTCTTCACGATCAATGTTAAGGCTGGGAATGTTTATGGTGCGAATACCTCAGCCAATTTACAGATAGACAAATCAGCAGGCGAAACATTCAGTCTTGGCGGCAATTACCAAAATTCTAAAAAATCACCCAATAATACGATTGATGCAGTACAGTCTCCTGTTCCGACTTCTATTCTATACACATTTCAAGATGGCAGTGGGGGTTTTACATTCAACGCAGCTCAATCAGTCGTGGACCCAGCCCAATTTGATGATGGATCGGGCGTGCTCCAAACAGTTAGCCCCTCCAGTAGGTTTACAACGCAGCGCATTTGGTTTTTCCCCGGTGTTGGTACTACGGTAATCCATTATGGGCAAACACTGTACAATAGCTTGAGCGAGGCGGAGGCAGATATTAATATGGAAGTATTTGCCAGGAATCCACAACTGGACACGGGAATGCGTGCTTGGATGCTAGTAAGAGGAGATACTACAGATTTGACTGACTTAAGCAAAGTAAAATTTATCGCAGCAAGCATGTTTGGGGATGTATTGAGGCCGTGATTGGAACGGGCCCCCATGTTTGGATGTTAATTTATTTGCAAATTTTATATTTTTGTTGTAATTTATTATACTAATTATGTATGGAGACCTAAATTATTAGCAATCTCCGCAAAAAGCAGTTCATTTTTATATCGACCCTTATGAGTCGTTGGCAATCTTGATGCTTGATATCAGGCATTGAGCCCCTCCTTAAAATACATTTGGCAATCGATTAAGTATTTTCACAAAAACACTTAATTGGAGGCTGTCAAATGGCCCGATCACTTTTAACAAATGAAGTTGCCCAGTTTGACTCGGAAGTCAAACAGGCATACCAAAAGTCCAGCATTCTGCGTGGCGCTATCAGGGTAAAGACAGGAGTTGTTGGAGGTACCCACCAATTCCCGACGTTTGGCAAGGGTTTAGCCACTCCAAGGCTGCCCCAGACAGACGTTATCCCGATGAATGTCCAGCAGGATAATGTTGTTGCGACTATCGAGGATTGGAATGCTCCAGAATACACGGATATTTTCGATCAACAAAAGGTCAATTATTCAGAGCGGGCAGAATTGGCCACGACTATCGCTATGGCGATTGGCCGTCGTCAGGATCAGCTTATTTTAGATGCGTTGACCGCCCAGGTTACTGCCGGAGGTATTGCAGGAACATCCGCGACTTCAGTTATGACCGTTGCAAAATTGACTGATATTGGTGAATTTTTTGACGATCAGGGTGTCCCTGAGTCCGAGCGTCATCTTGTTTGGAGCCCCCGGGCTAAAAAGCAGATGTTTGCCGATACCACGGCCACCAGCGCAGACTTCAACGCAATGCGCGTACTGCAAAATGGTAAGTTTGATGAATATTTCGGTTTTACGTTTCACATGATCGAGACCAGAGTTGAGGGCGGATTGGTTAAAACCGCGAATGATCGCTTCTGTTTTGCCTTTCATGGTGGCCAGCGCGGATCGACGGGCCTTGCGGTTGGAATCGATTTCCGAACAACGGTCGATTGGATTGCTGAAAAAACATCCTGGCTTTCCAATGGGCTTTTCTCAGCCGGTTCTGTAGTTATCGATCCGCTGGGTATTGTCTCTGTTATCGTAGACGAAACTTAAAATAAATTTAAGGACTCCTCAGAAATGGGGAGTCTTTTAACCTTAAAAGAGGAATCTAAAATGGCTTTTATTCGACTTGATTTTAGCCCAGTAGGCGCTCAAGCAAGGCGTGGGGTTGTTCCCCAGCATTTCGCCTATACGTCGCCGGATAGTTTGGCGACGATTAAAGCGTCTGGTTATTTTCCGCAAGATTCAACGAATCCTAAAACCAATATGCTTGGGGTTTTTGCTCCAAACGATGCGATCCATGTCGCCCATGACACTGGAGGAACGATTGGGTTTTCCATAATTTTCATCTTAAACGATGGGAGTGACGGCAACGCGATCACAACCCAGACGGTGGATATCAACGCAGCTTAAACAGGATTCCCCGCACTCGAGGGCGGGGATATTCTTAGAGAAAGGATATTTATGTCTTTTGATAAAAAAGGTTTCTCGCCGGCCCATATCAATGCGGGGCCACTTGCACCGAGAATTTTTACTTATTACCATAAAGATGATCTCTTAAGCGAAATCATCGGGCCCGGCTATTTCAATGAGAGAAAGCTGTTCTTGCGTCCTAATTCCTTTATTAAGGTGATTTGCAAGAATGCCATAGCTGAAATTGTGGTTGAGAAAAATACTGGGGATGTGACTATAAAGGATGAAATCTTGCGTGCTACAGATCCGTATGTTGAACTCAAAAAGCATGGGCATCCAAGGCCCAAACCCGGGAAGCCACGAAAGCCCAGAAAGACAAATGAATCCTTAGCTAAAACGGGGTAATTCATGGCTTCCGATGTTTCAGTTTGTTCGCAGGCTCTTCAAAGGCTTGGTGATCGTGCTATATCCAGTTTTTCTGAAGGGAGCACTGGCCCCCTTTGTGCCAATTTATATCCCCAAGTCAGTCTTCGCGTCCAGATCGCCGCTCCATGGCGGTTCAATACCATTAAATCCGAGTTGTTAGCCCGAACCCTGACCGAGCCTCCTACACAGTATAAATATGTTTATCAACTTCCTCCGGATATGTTAAACGGTCTCCCCCGAACGGTTTGGAATTCGCCTTTCAATCAGGGCCGATCCAGCCAGTTTACCGATTTCAATATATTTGAAAATAAACTTTTAACGTCAGCCGAACAAATTCTTATTGATTATCAGATCGAAAAAGTAACTGATAATTTCCCTGTCCATGTTACCGAGTTAGCCATTCAGGCGACTATGGCTGTAATTGCTTTCGCTGTCACGGACCAGCAAAACACTGCTGACACCTCTCTTATTGCCGCATGGGGGAAAGACGGAAAGGGGGGCTATTTCAGGGAGGCGCAGCGTATAGACTCTCAAGGCCATCCGTCCCAGGCTATCAAGAATTATCCTCTTACTGCGGTTCGGCATGGGGGTTTATAATGGCCCGACTGCGCCCAATCAAAACCAATTTCACTAATGGTGAGGTAGATCCCCTAATTACAATGCGCTCCGATTTGGAGCTGTCTATAAATGGTGCGGCCAAAATGCGGAATGTTGTTTCTTTCCCGCAAGGCGGTTTCAGGCGCCGGGATGGACTGGAATTTATGATCAAAATTCCTCCCGGTGGCCAGGTAAAGCCCATCGGCATTGTTAATATAGGTATTAACGGTGGCGGTAGCGGTTATGTTTCTGGCAATAATTTAGTTCTCTCCGGAGGAACAGGCGCCTTGGCTAAGTTACGGGTGGAGTCTGTTGATGCCGGAGTTATAACTGGGATTATCCTGATTGATGCAGGGGATTATACTGTTGCGCCCACATCTCCGGCAGGCCACACAGGGGGAACGGGGACCGGCGCAACTTTTAGTTTTGATGTGGAAACTCAGGTTATTGTTTTCCCCACAGATTTCACTTTTGCAGTAGACCAAAACTATTTAATTGTTTTCACGGTTTCCCGGTTTTATATTTTCAGGGCCGAAGATACGGGATCAGGAATAAACCAGTTGGTTGAACAGGGATTGCATCCTTACAGCAATGATGAGTTGGAAGAAATTACATGGACACAAAGCCTGGATGTAATGCTGGTCTTCCATAAAAATCACCCGATTTTCCAGCTTACCAGGACGGCCGAAACGGTTTGGACATGGGATACATTCCTGATAAGAAATCCGCCGTCTTTTGCTTTTGGAAAACTACAAACCGCTGGACTTTCAATTATAAAGCCAACTAATGTTGGAGATATTGTTACGATTACCGCTAATGCGGCGGCTTTTGTCGCCGGAGATGTGGACAGCTATATAAGAGGATTTGGTTCTGCCAATGCTGATGGTGAGGATAATTCCTCATTTTACAGAATCGATTCTTTTACCAGCACAACAATAGTCCAGGCGGAGGTTCTGGTTCTGCCGTTAATTGCAGGTGCCGGCCCCATCGTTCTTAATGGTATTGAGTGGCTTTTGGAGGAACCAGAATGGTCTTTCGCACGGGGGTACCCACGCTGTGGAACATTTTTTCAAGGCCGTCTGTGTGTAGCCGGATCCAGACAAAGATCCAATACCTTCTGGGCATCCAGAGCCGGGGACATAAATGATTTTAATAACGGCGGGGTTGCCGATGATTTGGGGATTGCGATAACTTCAGATGCAGGGAGTGTTTCGACATTCCAGAATATTTATCCCGGCCGACATTTGCAGTTGTATGCAGATAGCGCAGAATTTTATATTCCTATCTCTGAATCGGAGCCCATGACTCCTGCGACTGCAGCGTTAAGGAGGACAACTTCGGTAGGTTCTGTCCCTGGGATCCCTGTTTTTGAAGTGGATGGTGTCGTTTATTTTGTCCAGCGCGGGGGTGAGTCCTTCAGACAATTTGTCTTTGAAGATGGGGAAAAAGCTTATTCGGCCAATATTGTTTCTCTGTTTTCCAGTCATTTGATTAGAAATCCTAGAGACGCAGCATTTAAAAAATCTTTAAGTACAGAAGACGGTAATTATATTTGGATTGTGAATCGGAACGATGGATCCCTTGCAGCTTTCAGCCTTTTGCGGTCTGAGTTGATCAATGCCTGGTCCCTGCAAACGACTCAGGGAGAGTTTCATCATGTCGCAGTTTTGGGTCAGGCTACTTATTTTCACAATCAGAGGACCATTAATTCGATTCTGGTTGATTATATCGAATTTTTCAATCAGGACCTGAGGTTTGATGCAGGGGTTATAGCGACCGGTTTGGTTTCTCCGGTGACAGTTGTAAGCGGCCTGGAACATCTTGAGGGTGAGAATGTTCAGGTGATTGTCGATGATATTTTATTTGCTGCTGAGACGGTAGTAGGTGGATCCATAACATTGCCTGTCGAGGCGCAGGATTCTTATCAGTTGGGTCTGGCTTTCCCGAATATCATTGACGATGACACAGGGGAAGATACAGGTCTTCATACTCTTGTTAAAACTTTACCCGCCGATGTTCTTTTACCGGAGGGATCGAAGATGGGAAAAAAGAAAAGAGTCGTTACCTGCACCGTCCGGTTTGTCGATACTCAGGGATTTTATTTACAGGATATACAGGTTCCTTTTCGCAATCTTCCGGAGGTCCTGGATGTCCCTATCCCATTACAAAGCGGGGATAAGGAACTCAAGGGGCTTTTGGGTTGGGATGATTTTGGGCAGATAACAATCGGGCAGAAAGAGCCTTTGGCTATGACCGTACTGGGGATGGCTTATGACTTGAGCACAGGATAATGTCAAACAACCTTTCAAATATATTTCAGCGTGGAACGCCTCGCTCAGGAGGCTTGCAGGGCCCTACACTAACCAGCGCATTTGAGCGTAGCGTATCTAAATCTGTTAACAAGGAGAACATCGCTCTTCTTTTATCTGGCGGCAGGACCACCAGTTTATTTTTAGCAGGGACAGGAAAAATTTTCCAGGGGCTCGATGGTCTCTCCAGGGCAAAGAGTGCATTCAACCAAGCGCAGCTTTTACAGTTTGATGCGAAATCGGCTGAGATTAAGGGTGATCTCAATGCTGCCAACGCTTTAGAGCTTCTAAACGATGTGCAGGCCACAAACATAGTGGCTGCTTTTGCGAGTGGCATACGCCTGCAGGGTTCGGCGGCAGTGGTCCAGCAGGTTGTATCGAGTCAGGCTGATTTTTCCGCTGCACTTTCAAAAGCTAATGCGGCATTGGTAGCGGGCGGGTTGAGAAGAGAGTCCAGGCAAGCGGAAGATTTTGCAAGAAGGCAAAGGAAACGAAGTCTTTTTGGTGCAATTTTGGGGGCTGGAACATTGTTTCTTAGTGCTGGGGCTGTATTAGGGGGGGCGGGGGTGTCATCAAAGGCTATTACAGAAGCACAGTTTTTAGCGTAAAGGACCATTCATGGTTGAGAGAATCAGAAATTTAGGTTTCAGGGACGAGATTGTTGGAGGACGTAGGTCTTCTGGTTTCAGTCCCTCGTCTTCCGGCGGATCGGGTATCCAGAGTTTTCTTGCTGGCTTTGAAGCTGTTTTCAGAAATGAAAAGGCTGAAAAAATCCGAGCCGAAAGAGCTAAGGAAAAAGCTCTTAAATCTTATTTGGATACTATTTCAGTTGACTACAAAACCCAGATAGATGTTATCGGGTCTGAGTCTCCGCGTAACCCCAAGGCTATTGTTAAAAAGGGGACCGCGTACAGGGATGCGATTGTTGATAAGACTCCGCCTACTCTGCAGCCTCTCATAAGAGCACGGATCAATAATTATTTAAACCTGAAAAGGGCTAAAGCCAACAAAGCGGCTACGCTGGAAATCCAGGCTCAGAATGAGGCTACGGAAGCCCGGCTTGCATCAAGAGATTTTGCGATATTAAGTGAGGCTTCTGCCGGGATTTATTCTGGTGACATGGACCTGAGAAATGCCAGTGAAGTTGAAGTTCAATCTCTTGAGCGTGAATTAGCGACCCGTCTTTTTTCCCAGGGTATAGATGATTTTGGGGTTCCGTTTGACCTTCATAAAAAAGAAGATATCACGGCCAGGTTGCAGAATTTCAGGGATATCTCTCAGTCCACAGCTATCAAGGCATGGTTTAGGGAACAAGAGGATCCAGATAAGGCATATCTCCAGTTAAAGCGTGGTGGCTTTAAAATTGATTTAACCACTTTTAAACGAAACCGGAAGGATGGTTCGGTTGAAGAAAGTTTTAAACAAGTCAATGTGGTCGATGCGATTTCAGAGGAAGGACGTAAAAAATTATTCGAGGATATCGCCTCAGAGATAAAGTCTATTAATACTATTGCAGACAAAGAAGAAAAGCAGGAAATTGAAGACACTAAAAAAGCCCAGCGTCTTACTGGTTTTGATAACTGGCGCAGAATTGAGGAACCGGAACCTGGACAACCTCCTTTAACGGCTGAAACCATCCAACAACAGTTAGAGGCCAATATTATCACAAAGGATGATGCGGTGGCTCAGTTGAAGGCTATTAATGACCCTGATGCGGTTGAGGATGACCCCGAGTATTACGATACGGTGGATCAACAAATAGATCTTGGTGTGGATTTTCTGAATGAAATCAATGAGGGATTTAAAGAAAATTTATTGACAGCAAAAAGCGCGGCTCTTCTTAGAACGGAAAACAGGGCTATGTTAGATAAAGACCGGACTTCCATTGAAAAAGCGATTGACGATGCTGCTCGAGACACTTTAAAAGACCTCAATACAGGTTTGAAGGTGAACACTCTGTTTAGCTTTCCCGATAGAGAAGAGGGGCCTCGTCAAGTCCGAGCCCGGCAGGAAATGCGTAGGCGTATCAATGAAATTAAAAATGAATCTGAAATTAATACTATTGAGGATGTGGAGTTGTTCAGAGAAAAATTAAATAAGCTCAATACGGAGTTGATTCGTACTCACCGCTATAAACGTAAGGCGGGAGATGCCCCCATTCCCTCTGTTGTTATTGCCGTGACCCCTGAACAGGTAACTATGGAAGCCTTAAAAAGCGGCATAAAAGATTTACTAAAAAAATTCGGAGTAGGGGATCTAACAGAAGCTAAATTTAATACCGAAAAGAAAGAGATTATGCAGTTGATGGAAATTGAAAAAGCTAAAGAAAAACAATCGGAGGCGAAATAATGGCCCAGGCTACTTTAGAAGGTCCAAATATTGATAATGCGGCTACGGATTATGAAGTATACCGCGAGGAAGTCAGTAATTTAGAAGTCGATAAGTATCTAGCTGCTGAACTTGGAATCAGTTTAGAAGAAATGCAAGGGAAGGCTCCAGCTCAACTTGTAAAAGAGGCCACTCCTCCGGCTACGGGTGAACCCATTGACGCTAAGATTTCCCTGACTAAAACGATTGCTAAGAATATCGTTGAAATCCCTATTCAGTCTGTCGGCGGGCCTATTGATGCTTTTAATCAGTTTTTA